GAGGCTTGGAGAAGGCCACTCCGGGGGAGTGTCGCGTTTGAATACCAAAATCGGACGAAGACCCTTTCGGCGTGCTTCCGTGAGCGGCTGCGAAACTTTTGGAGGGCCCTTTTCCAGGCAAAAACGCGGGTTTTGGCCGGAAGAGGCTGGGCCTTGAAGAAGTACATCGTTCGATTCCGGTTCCATGGCGAGCAGACGTTCGCGGTCGTCCCCGCGACGTCCATGTATCGGGCGAGGCTGCTCGTGCAGGCCCAGTACGGAATCGACATGAAGGACATCGTCTCGATCAATCCAGCCTGACATGGGAAGACCTCCAGTACCGACGAGCCTCAAGGTTCTCCGAGGCAATCCAGGCCAGCGGACGATCAACGCCGACGAGCCCAAGCCGCCTCCGGCAGACATCTCGCCTCCGCCCAGGCTCGCGGGGCCTGCTCTGGAGAAGTGGAACGAGATCGCTCCCCTGCTCTTCAACATGGGCGTGTTCACCCAGGCCGACCGAGGCGTGATCGAGCGATACTGCCTCCTCCACGAGCAGTGGCTCTACGTCGTGAAGCACGTCCAAGAGAATGGCATGACCCAGTTGACTCAGACTGGGTACAGCCAACTGACAGCGGAGGGGTCGTTGTTCAAGAGCCTGCCGGGGGAACTGATGCGAATCGAGCAACAGTTCGGCATGACTGCCGCCGCCCGGTCGACCATGAAGGTCTCGAATGCCGCTGCCCCCGAAGACCCGCTGGAAGCGTATATCAAAAGCCGAGGCGCTTAGTCTCGGCTACGATTACTACTTCGACGAGGCCAAGGCGGCTCACGCTGTCGGCTTCTTCGAGAACTTTCTGATCCACTCCAAGGGTCAGTTCGCCGGGAAGCCGTTCACTCTCCTGCCCTGGCAGAAGGACGAGGTGATCGAGGAACTCTTCGGCTGGATGCGGGTCGACAACGACCAGCGGAGATTCAGGGTCGGGTACATCGAGGTGCCGAAAAAAAACGGCAAATCGACCCTTCTCTCCGGCATCTCGCTCTACATGACCGTGGCGGACTCTGAGCCCGCAGCGGAGTGCTTCGGGGCGGCAACGTCACGCGACCAAGCCGGGATTGTCTACAAGCAGATGGCGGAACTGGTTCGGTCCAGTCCGTTCTTGTCCAAGAGACTTGAGATCGTCGACTCGCGAAAGACGATCGCCTGCGTGCCGACGAACTCGTTCTGGCGGGTGATCTCCAGCGACTCGCATCGGGCCGAGGGCCTGAACATCCACTCGCTGTGCTACGACGAGTTGCACTCCGCGAAAGACAGGAAACTCTGGGATGCCATCAGATATGGCGGTATTTCTCGAAGCCAGAGCCTTGTCCTGGCGATCACCACGGCGGGCTACGACAGGTCGTCGATCTGCTACGAGCAGCACGAGCATGCCCTCAAGGTCATGCAAGACCCAAGTCTCGACCCGCAGTACTTTGCCTACGTCGCGGCAGCCACGCCTGAAGATGACTACCGAGACCCGGCTGTCTGGCGTGCTGCGAACCCGTCGTTCGGCGTCACGATGGACGAAGAGAGTTTCAAGGCGGACGTGCGGGAGGCCGAGCAGTCCCCCTCCAGGCTGTCTTCGTTCTTGCGATACCGGCTCAATGTCTGGGTCGCTGGCACCGAGAAGTTCGTGAACCTGACCCAGTGGGAGCAGTGCAAGGGTCACCCCGGACTCCTCGACTCCTCACGAGTCTGGTACGCCGGTCTCGACCTGGCACAGACCTGGGACGTCAATGCGTTCGTGGCTGTCTCGAAGGCTCACGACGAAGTGTTCGACGTGATCTGCAAGTTCTGGATTCCGGCCGACAACGCCGACACGAGGCGGGAAGAAGTGCCGTACATCCAGTGGGCAAAAGACCCGAAGACTGGCTTGACGCTTACCCTTGGCGATACGTGCGACTACGAGTTCATCAAGCGGGACATCTTGAAGTTCGCCAGGGAGAGGACCGTCAGGCGAATCGCCACCGACCCATACAACTCGCACTACCTCGTCCAGCAACTTCAGGCCGAAGGCTTGGACGTGATAGGGTTTAGCCAGAACTTTTCGGCGATGAACGCGCCGACACGCGCGCTCGACGGGCTGATCTCGCAGGGCCGCTTGCGAACTGGTGACAATCCGATCCTGAACTGGATGGCCGGAAATTGCACGATAAAGACCAATGCCGACGGCTACATCAAGATCGCAAAGCCTGCGGCCATGAGCCCTGCCAGGGTGGACGGAATGATCGCCCTTGTCATGGCGTTGGCTCTTGCCAGCGACGCAGAAGCGGCTCCGAAGATGGCCGACCCGGAGATCATCTTGCTGTGAGGGGGTCGCGATGAGCGAAGAGAACAGGGCCTTGTCTGACATTGTCTGGACACCCGAACGGGGACTCTCCGAGCCCGAGATTCGCGGCATCTCGTGGAACAACTTCCTGCTCTCGGACGAGAGTTACGGCGGCCGGTGGCGAACGGAGTCTGAAGTCCGAGTCACGCCTGACACGGCTCTCCAGTCGACAGTGGTCTTGGCCTGCTGCCGCATCTTGTCGGAAACGATCAGTTCCCTGCCGCTCCATGTGTATCGGCGAGTCGGCGACGGAAGCAAAGAGATCGCCAGGGACATCCCCCTGTACCGAGTCTTGTCGTTCGCGCCCAACTCTTGGCAGACCAAGTTCGAGTTCTTCGAGCAGATGGTTATGAACTTGTGCCTGTGGGGGAACTCCTACACGCAGATCAAGTCTGGCCGATATGGCGCCGTCTCGGAACTTATCAACCTCCACCCGTCTCGCATGGACGTGGAGCGGCTCGAAAACGGCCGACTTCGGTACATGTACACGAATCCCGAGACCGGGAGACTTGAGCCGTACACGCAAGACCAGATCATGCACGTCCGGTGGACGGCAGAGCCCGACGGCATCAAGGGCATGGTGCCCGTCGAGGTCGCTCGCGAGGCGATCGCTCTCGCCAGGGCGTGCGAGATTCACGCCGCGAAGTTCTGGGCCAACTCAGCACGACCAGGCATCGTGCTTCAGACGGACGGCTCGCTCTCTCCGGAGGCCGCCGAGCGGCTGCGAGACAACTGGGAGAGACTGCACAAGGGCGTCGACCGGGCCTACAAAACCGCGATCCTCACCAACGGCCTGAAGGTCGAGCCTGTCGGGTTCACGGCAGAGCAGTCGCAGTTCGAGTCGACTCGGAGATTCCAGTCCGAGGAGATCGCCAGGGTCTATCGCCTGCCGGTCAGGCTCGTTCAGGGCCAGTCTGGCGGAAACCCCGAGATCGAAGGGCAAGACTTCGTCACGTACACGCTCGTGCCGTGGCTGCGTCGCATCGAGAGTGCCATCTCTCGGTCGCTGATCTACAACGACGACCTCTTTGTTGCCGAGTTCGATGTTCGCGGGCTGATGCGAGGAGACTCCAACTCCCGCGCGTCGTACTACTCCACGATGACGAACCTGGGCATTTTCTCGATCAACGACTGTCGACGCCTGGAGAACATGCCGCCGCTCGAAAACGGCGACAAGCACTTCGTCGGCATGAACATGCAGACGCTCGAAGATGCGGTCAAGCCCAAGCCTGACCCGATGGCGGCCCCTCCCGGCGGCCCGCCGCCGCCCGCACAAGGCGGCGTCCCAAGTCTTCCGGAAGTCAAGACTGGCAAGGCCCCCAACGAGGCCGAGCAGGGCGAGAAGTCTGAGCCCAAGCCTGAGCCTGAGCCTGAGCCCAAGGCGGAAGAGGCGATCGAGGAGAAGCGGGCACTCTCGCCGCAGAACCAAGCCCTGTACGACGCCCAGGAAGAGATCGTCAAAAAGAACGGCCGCTGGCCGCAGCAGGGGGCGAGCGGTGCCCATTACATGGAGCAGAATCCGTTCGCGTCTCGCGGCATCTCGTGCCGGAACTGCATCTACTACGAAGAAGGCGGATCGTGCGAGATCGTCAAGGGAATCATCTCGCCGAATGCGATCTGCAAACTCTGGATCATTCCAGAGGAGAAACTGAGCATGCCGGAGTCTCGGGCATTCTGCCCCACCGGCGAAGGCGGCGGCGTCGATCCGTCGTGCAGCCCCGAGACGAGCGGTAACTCTAAGTCTGAGTCTGAGTCTGAGTCTGAGTCCGGATCGGACGAAGGCAAAGCCGACAGGATTGCCGAGAAGGCCAGAAAGTCTCTTGACCTCACGAAGGGCTTCTCGATTCATCCAGTCACGGAAGACAGCCCGACAGTCGGCTACATGGTCGGCGTCGTCAAGGCTGCCGAAGTTGTGATCGACTCGAAGGAAGAAGTCACTGGAGAGTTGATCTCCAAGTTCATGGAAGACAACAAGCCTCAGTTCGAGGCCAGGCCAGCCCTGCATGTCGGAGGCTGGATTGACGGAGCGTCTGGCAAGATTTTCCTTGACCTGTCGGAGCAGTTCGATAGCATTGACGACGCCATCGATGCCGCTGAATCCACGGACCAGTTGGCGATCTGGGATTTGAACGAGAAGCAAGAGATCAGAAAGGAAGACTACGATGCCCGACGAACAAGGCCCAAGCAAACCCGTTCGCTTCGACTTCCCGACGGGGGCGTCGGCAGAGAAGATCGCGAAGGCGCTGAACGAGGCCCGGAAGCGAGTGATGGCGGAGTACGCAGCCAAGCAGCAGCAGAAGCCCTCGTCCGAGAACTGAGATCAGCGGGCGACATCGACGTCCCCGATGTCGTTTATCGTTCGCAGGCCGAGAGCCGCGCGGTCGCCGAGTATGACCACGCCTCAGACACGATCTACGTGTCTGAGTCTCTGACCGACGAGGTTGCCGCCTCGTTCCGCCTCGCCGCCGCTCGCGGCTGGCTCTCGCAGGGTAATCCCCTGCTCCACGAACTCGCGCATCGACACCATGCGATGGCGGACGAAGAGTCGTACGAATCTGCCGAGTCTGTGCAGTTCGACGACGAAGAGACTCGCAGCGTCGCCGCTCGCGTCTCTCGGTACGCCACCACGAGCGGCCGAGAGTTCGTGGCCGAAGTCGTCGCTGGCGTGTGGTCTGGCAAGGAGTACGACAGCGAGGTCATGGGCCTGCTGTCTCGTGTCACGAACGGGATGTTCTCTCTGTGATTTTTCTTGAAGAAGAGTTCCGGGCGTTCTGCCCAACGGGCGAAGGCGGCGGCGTTAAGAACGACTGCTCGTCCACAGATGGCGGTGGTCCGTCGCCAAGGGTCGACAACTCGTGGAAGCGAGAGCAGGAGAAGGTTCTGATCTCTGGGAAAGACCTGAAGAGGTCTCCCCCGGCCAAGTCGCTCGCGGCCGTGAAGTCTGTGACCATCATGGACGGCGAGTTGGTCAGCAAGTCTCTTCGCGAAATCGGCGTGACTCTCGATCAAGCAGCCAAGGCGTGCGCTGCCCTCGATCCACAATCTGATGTCACGATCGCGCATGGCGGGATGCGGGAAATCATCGAGTACATGGGGAGCGAAGACCCCGATCGGTACATCGAAGACACTGTCACGTTCGTAAGCACGATGCCCGTCTCGGGCATCGAAGGCGCAGCCAAGACAGCCGCTTCGCTGACTCGCTTCGAGGGCGGCGAACTCGTCATGTCGTACACGATGCTGATGATCAGCGGCGAGGCAAAAGCAAAAGCCAGCGTCGCCGTCGCTCGCCACATGATGAAGGGCACGATTGCGAGCATCACGCAGGCCGAGAAGATCGGCGTCACGAGCGTTGAGATGCTGGCGGCGGGAGACAACCGGGACTCTTCGGAGTTCAAGGGCTACAGAATCTGGCCTCGGCTGGGCTTCAACGGCGTCATTCCGCGACAGCGGATCACTCCGACATGGTCTCTCGCGAGAGGCTTCTTCAACTCATACGGCAGCGGCATTCCAGACAAGATTCTCTCGCCTCGGGCTCGCAAGGAAAAAGCAGCCGGAGCCCTGACGGTCCAGTCTCTCTACGAGACCAAAGAGGGGCAGGAGTGGTGGGAGAAGAACGGCGGCGAGATGGAGATGTCGCTGAATGTCGGCGACGCCAAAGACCCCGGCTGGAAGAGATTCACATCGCTTCGCGACAGGTTCTCGAAGCGTGGCCTCGATTTGGCGGACGCATTCTTTGACGTCGAAGCCAGGGCCCTGCTCGACGACGACTGGGTCGAGTACCGCAACGGCGGCTGCGAGAAGGCCGAAGGCGGACTATTTGCGCCCGGCAATGACTGCGCCTCAGACAACGGCGGTGGCTCATCAGGCAAGGCCGACGACTCGTGGAAAGAGTCGAAGGACTCTGTGTCTTTGTCTGGAAACGATCTCAAAGAGAAGCCGCCATTCGCTGGAGCAGAGAAGGCTGGCCGTGTCGAGATCGCCGATCCGAAGTCTCTCTTGGAGGGCATGGCCCAGGCAGGCATCAAGTCTCTGGACGATCTCGCCGCCATGGGCGGGGCCACGGTGCGCGGCAGTGAGGTGATTTTCTCTGGCGCCGGTCATCCAGAAATGGGTGCGTACATCTCGGTCGAGAACAAAATCCCGGTCTCGCGAAACGGCGATGGCTCGGAAGGGCATTTCGAGGTTGGGGTCTCCGTCTACAAGGAAGGCCGAGAGCATGTCCTTGGCTTGAATGCGCTATACCCAAGCCCGGAAGCCACGGCAACTCCAGAACGCATCGCAAAAGCGACAAGCCTCATGCAGCAGGCTGTCATCGAGTCCATTCTCGGGGCGGAGCGATCTGGAATCAGTCGCGTCACGATGTCTGCCGCAGGCGGACTTGAGTACGACCTCAAGGGCTACAGGCTGTGGCCGCAGTTCGGATTCGACGGCCCGCTTGAGTCGAGCCACAAGCACGCTCTGGCGAAAGCCCCGCCGGATGTCATCGAGAAAGTCATGCGAGTCGCGAGGCCCGACTTGTTCGCGACTCGCATCAAGCCCTCTCCGGGCGCTCTCGCCGCTGCGTTGCCCCAGAGCAGCATCACGGTCCAGCATCTTGTTTCTTCCCGCGAGGGAGACCTCTGGTGGGACAAGAACGGCAGCACCATCGGCTTGTCGCTGGACTTGTCAGACAAGAAGAGTCTTGGATACGCCAAGTTTCAGAAGCGAGTCTCGCAACTCAAGAAACTTCGTGAAAGAAATCAAGAGCGTTCTTTCTTTCAGTGGCTCGACGAAGAGGCAGAGTTCAGGGCCGGAGCCGACTGCGGCCGCGTCGAAGGCGGCCGGTTCGGGTCGGGCAACGACTGCGCGAGCGAAGACGGGGCGGACTCCCTGCCAGCCGACGACGACGGCAGCCTCGAAATGGACTCCGAAGCAGTCTCTGCGTCGCCGCCGTTTAATGGCGCAGAGGTTCTGGACTCCTTCAGCGTCAACGACGTTCACTCTCTGAAGGGCCTGCTCGGCGACCTCGGCAAGGTCAAGACAGTCGAGAACGTGGTGGCGATATCTGGCGGCGCTCGCCAGGGAGGCTCAATCTCCATCGACTCATACGGCGAGTCGATCATCGTCAACTCGTCGATTCCGGTCTCGCCCGACGGGTCTGACCAACTCGGCAGCATCAAGAACATGGTGTCGCTGATGAAAGACGACGACGGGAATCTCGTTGTCGCCTACGACAGCATGTCGCTCGACTCCAAGGCCATGTCGTCGATCGATGGCGAATCAGAGGGAGACTCAGCAGACCGACGACGAATCGTCAGTCTTGTTCTGGAGCGAATGACCGAGTCCATGTCTGTGGCCGAGAGGTCTGGCGCCGTTCGCGCTGACACGATCGCCGCCGGGAACTCCGGCAGTGCGTTGCAGGGGTATCGCCTGTGGCCGCAGTTTGGGTTCGACGGCCTGCTCGACCGCGCGGACGTCGACGCGATCAAGGCAGACGTCAAGTTGACGCCAGAGCAGAGGCGAAGAGCGAACAGCGGCAGTATGACTGTTCAGCAATTGATCGCCACGCCAGATGGCGATCGCTGGTGGAACGAGAACGGCACGACGATCGAACTGTCGTTCGACTTCACGAACAAGGAGTCTGTCGGCTACAAGCGGTTCGAGCGGATGAAGAAGATGCTCGAACGGCTCAAGGAGCGAAACAAGAACCGCAGCGAGTTTGTTGACGGGGTTGAGCAGAGAGACGCTGACTGCGAGAAGACAGAAGGCGGACGCTTCGCGAAGGGGAATGATTGCGCGAAGGGGGATGGGAGCGGGAGCGAGCAGGAGCCGAAAGCGGGCAAGAAAAAAGACAGCGACGACATTCCTCTGGGCAACGTGCGTCGCCAGGAGACGCTTCTGCGCGGCGGAAAGTCTGTCGTCGTGATAGACGCAGAGGCAAAGGCAAGGGCGAAGGCTGACTTGGAAAGAAACCCCAAGCCCGCTGGCTCGCATCCTGGCAGTTCCGCAGACCTGTACGGCCGCGAGATTGTTAGCCGAGACGACCCAAGAAGGCCCAACAAGATCACTCGCCTTGATCCTGTGTTCGCCGAGAGCGATCTCGCGCAGAACGGGACGTACGTTTCGCATGACGCAGTCGGCAGGCTCCTTTCGTCGCGGCATGAAGACGCGAGGAAAGAACTTGGCGGCGAAGGACCGGCTGCTGTCTTCGACACGCGAGATGATCTGCCGCAAGAGCAGTTCGAGTATGTCGTCGCAGCACTGAAGGAGGACGTCGACAGAGCGTACGAAGAGGGCCGCAATCCTGGCTTTTACAGTACAGACATTGCCGAGTGCATGGACATCATGTCTGGGTTCTATCCAGAGTTGAAAGACCCAGACGAAGCAAAGCGGCGAGGCACTACTCCGGAAGACGCGGCGTTCGTGTTCACGATGATCACGGCGATCACGAGCAACGGAACAGACCCGGCACTAAATCTTGAGTCAGCAGACAGGATTTACAGGCTGTACCGAGAGCATGGCTCTGTCAGGACGCCAGACCAAGTCATGGGAGGCGAGAGGGCGGCGGAGATACGGAAGTCGCTCAACCGTTTTCAGGCGATGATTGACGAGTTCGGCGAGTCCCGCGCTCGCTCGCTCCTGTCTGGAGTCACCCGCGCGTCGACGATTGCCAGCACGATGAAGAGACTGGCCGCAAAGTCTCAGGAAATCGGAGGAAGTTGGTCCGAGAAAGACCTCAAAGGCGTCGAATTGGGCGACGAGGTCGTGCCTGTCGCGGCGATCTTTGGGCCGAAGATCGGGTCATTCTTCGCAAACCTGAGCGGTAAGCATCAGTTCCTGACGATGGACCGATGGCTGATGCGATCTGTCGGCCGCGTCACGGGCGAGTTGCTTTCCAGGGCTACGCCCAATGCAGCCAACAAGCAGGCAAACGCCGCGATAAGAGCAATCAAACAGAGGGCTCGCTCGCGGGACATCCTGTTCGGCGTCGACAAGCCTCCACTGAGCCTCAAGCGAGAGGACGTCATTCGGTCTCTTGAGTTGCAGGCAAGGACCGGAATCATCGAGGAGAGCAGTGCCGCCTTTGAGTGGGCCAAGGCCGCCGAGAGGTCGTTTAACAAAGTCCCTCGCGAAGTGTCTAAGAGCGGCAAGCCGACCGGGTCTTACGGAACTCATCCGGACCCGCAGATCGACGCAGCGCACAGGGCTGGCAACACGATCTTCAAGTCTCTGATACACGAGCAGCAAGACCCGCGATCGGCGAGGGCTCGACACGTTCTTCGTGGAGTGTTTCGCGAGGTTGCGAAAAGGGTCGCAGCAGAAAGCCCTTCGCGCCTCGGGGAGGTTCAAGTCAGTGAGATTCAGGCAGTCTTGTGGCAGTACGAGCAGAACCTGTGGAAGAGGCTCGGCGCGAAGACGAAAATCGAAGGCGACTCTCTGTACTCCGCTGCTGCGAAATCGCTGAAACAGCGCCGAGACTCTGGGGAGGAGCCGGTCGCACTCAAGCCAGAGAAGGCGAGGAGGCCAAAGTCTGTTCGGTCTTACGATGCCACCCGCCAAGATGGCGCCGCAACAGATGGCGAGGCAGACTTCCCGAATCAATCCGGCCAAGACTTGTGGGACAACGAGACGGAACTTGCCGGTGTCGACTTCGTTGAGTTGCTGAAGGCAATCTCTTCTGAGATCGAATCCCGCGCCTTCTGCCCCACCGGCGAAGGCGGCGGCGTCGACAACTCATGCGGCTCCGACGACGGCTCGTCATCGCCGGAGCCATCGTCGAGCCGCAGCCCCGAGTCCATGCCCCGGTCGTTTCCTCGTGGGTCGGAGAAGTTGCGCGACGCCATCGACTCGGTCTCGCCGAATCCGAAGGCTGTCTGGGACAGGTCTCGCGGTCGCGCGGACACTCCACCCGAGAAAGTCATCACCTCTGCCGCCGACGAGCAGACGTCGTCTGGAGCGGCCCTCACTCCCGAGGCCGAGGCCTCGTACAAAGACCTCATCGACGAGATCGGACGCCAGTACGAGGCGCTCACGGCCGCTGGACTCAAGGCGAAAGCCTGGAGAGGCGAAGGCGAGCCGTACGGAGACCCGCCTGGCAGCACGAAGCCCAACTCCGACAAGATGCGAGAAGAGGTCGCCAAGACTGGCGAGTTCTCGTTCTTTATGACCGAGAAGGGGTTCGGAACTGGATCGGCCACGCCGGATCACCCGATGCTTCGCGAGACAAAGTACAAGACTGCCGACGGCGAGCCGATGATCGCCAACGACTTGTTTCGCGTCGTGCATGACATGGTCGCGCACGTTCGCGGCGGCTACTCGTTCTCGACTAACGGCGAGTATAACGGCATGCTGACTCATGCCTCGACTCTCCCTGAGAGTGCATGGCCTGCGTTGTTCGCCGAGACGTTCGGACAGAACGCTGTCTACGAGAAGACTGGCAACTACGCGCCGCAGAATGCCTACGCCTCGAAGGTCGGCCCTGAGATTATCAAGGCCGAGTTGGCG